TTACCGGCACTGATCCAATAGTTTCTTTGTATTCATACTGATGATGGCTAAGAATACAATTTCTTTGATGTTCGAACCAACTAAGATTGAAGTCTTCAGTACAGATGCCAAGCTGCACAGCAATGTTGTTTGTCAAATCTTCTGGCATTTCTCTGCCAGTTTTTATTTGCCATAATTCTAACCAGTGGCCTTGCATAATTTTTACACAGTCCGATCCACCTATGAATCCTTTGCGGTTCATGTTGTTCTCCTTTATTTATAATGGTTAGACTACTGCATTAGTGCAGTATGGTCAACTAATATTTATACTGCCGTTAGGTTTGTTATACTTTTCAAAGTCCGATGGTTTGCAATAGCCAAGTTTAATTAGTTCTTTCTTTAGCTTACCTCGAAGCCAGTCTTCACCAACATGCTCACCGTTTACAATGCGGTTAGCATTGATGCGGTATCCATCAACTTGGTAGTTTGATTTCTTGTATTCTTTGAGTGCTGACACTGAGCTGTTTGCTTTGGCAATGTGTGCATCCCAGACATTTGCTTTGATTGCTTTATGTGTAACATTCTTCATGTTGTTCTCCTTGTATTTCTACTCTTTTCATTTTCTTTATTTTAAAGAAGCCATTATATTCTGGGTGCAAGTGCATAAAGTATCTGGCATATAGCGCAATGTAGTCATTGCTTATTTTAAAATCACCACCTTTTGTTTCGATGCTAGTTTCCCATCTAATTCTATTAACAACAAGCCATGCACTTAGTCTGTTGTGTCCTCGATTGATTGCTCTGAAAGTAAACTCTTCGAACAATCCAAATACATGTGGGTTTTGCTTGTGCCATTCCCACCACTTTTGTTTAAGATTCATCTTTGTTCTCCACTAATTTAAAAAATGGTATTTCAAATCCAGTGTTTTGAAAATTATTATGACCAAAAGACCTAGCTTCTTTGATTGAATAGAATGGTCCATATGTTTTGGAAACTGCTGGTGTTCTATTATCATCACCTTCAGCTTCAGGTACTATATTAAGCCATGCTTTATTTTCATCGCACATAAATACCATTGCATGCCTTGGTTCACTCATCTCTGTTCTCCATTAGTTTTATAAATCTGTCACCACTCATGATGACTATTGTTTGCGGTTGTCCAGTCCGCCTTTTATAGAAAGCAATATCTCTGCCTTCTAATACTTTGAATGGGCTAGGAAAGTTAGACTTGTCTCTGTACTTTACTTCTCCCACCAATTCTTCTCCGTTGAGTTCGAGCTTGATGTCTCCTGAATACTCGCCTCCCAAACTGCCCGAGAGGGGTTGCCTTTTCGCTTTGATGCCCGCTTTTTCGAGCCAGTGAACAAACCATTTTTCGTGGTAAGTTCCTTTGTTTTTGTTACGGTTTGCCATTTATCTTCCTCATAACAGTTGAGGCATACATACCAATGCTTTTCCATTGTACGGCCTGAGTTTCTTTTTAGAATTGCAACGAACCAATTTGTTTTAATCTGACAAGCTATACACGTTGCCGACTTCCCTTTTCGTAACTTCGATGTCATATCCTAAAGCATCCAACCAACAAATTAACATGAACCCAGAGGGAATACGCTTGTGCGCTTCCCACTTATGAATGAGTGAAGAAGTGCAACCTATTTTATGAGCTAATGACTCTTGGCTTAAACCTTGCTCGAATCGAGCTTCGATCAACAGGCTTATTAGCTTCTCGTAGTCCTTTGGTATGCTCACTGGCTTTTTGTATCGAGTTAAGTTCTTCGATAACATTGATTACTTTCACAGCTGTATCGTATCTAAGTTCTGTATTACCATTGACTGTTCTATAATATGTTGAGGTAGGAATCTCAGCACGTTTAAAACATTTAAGCAAGGAGACATCAATCTCCTCTGCTCGATCTTGCAAATAGTTTAGATATGATTTCATACTGCACTTATGCAGAAAAATCATCGTACTCGTCAATAGGCATTGCTCCGAAGCCATCACATTCATAGCAGTCATCCCAAACAGAATCTATATATCCAATATCTCTACCAAAGTTATGAGGCGTGGGCGCATCATATTCAATACGCCCTTCACCTTCACAAGTTTCACATATTTTAATAGGGGACTTCATCATCAATACTTTCTTTGCTGAGGTTATAGTTTTCTTCCCATGCTCGTTCAGCACGTTCTACAAACTTATCATAGTTAAAGTTTCGATTAGTAGCTTTCAGTTCATCAGCAACATACTTGATTGCTGTTGCCCAGCTAAGATGCGGAGCAATCTTATCTGCGATAAACTCATAATCTCTGCGTGTAAATTTAGGTGTTGATCTAGTCATCACTTACTCCTTCGTGAATAGAAATCATGTTTGGGCTTTTGTCATATAAATATAAAGTAAATGATGGCTGCCCATTCATGTACGCTATATAAGAAGTGCATGAACCATGTCGTTCATTGACTGTACGTTTTGGTACACAGTCGTAATACCCCTCAATTAATTCCATCAGTCCATCCTCACTGCATAATGTTCTGATCCAGTTGGTATTCCCATGACTGAGTAAGGATAGAAATAAACTGTTCCATCTCTAGTTTCCCAAGTCATGTATGGATACATTGGTTCATCTTCTGGGTATCGATAGACACCTTCAGCATCTATCTCTCCACCAAGAGAGTTGTCTTTTACTGACATACCTGCTCTTCGTTTATATGAATTATCAAGATGATCAATTAAGTTTTCTTCTGCGCCAAAAGCATGACGCAAGTTCCATTCAACTACCCATATTGGTACATACCCACCTGTTGCCCACATATCATGGGTACTCATTTCTGGGTATCGTTTCTTATCATATGTTATCTGCATTATTGCTCTCCTTCATTATCATCTGAGGTAATTATAATTACTTTCTCATCGAGCCAAGGCTTGGCTTCTTTGCCAAGTTCTTTTTCTAATGCTTTACGCAGTTCTTCTTGAAGTGTTTTCATTTTTGTTCTCCTTAGTCTACTGTAGTTGTGAGAGTTAGGTTGTATCGTATCCAATCAGAGACAATATCTTCAATCTCACCAGTGTATTCATGAATATCAAAGTCTGAAGTTTTAGCACTTTCTATTCTGTTATCGATAATCTTTTCTATTTGAGGTCTCATAATCTCAAACAGTGCTGTTGCTATTCTTGATTCTCTTTCAGTAAGTATAGTTTCTATAGTCATTTTTGTTCTCCTTAGTTTTGTGGCCTTATCTTTGGCCTGATTAATTTTGAGGTTATGTAGCTTACTTCACACCATCCAGCTTTAGCATTGATCTGATCGTAGAGTGAGTCGTTTTGCATAAGCACACTCCAACAATCACTTTCGTTTTCAAACCAAATCTTCAGCTCTTGTGGCTGCTGATTCATCATGTAAACTACAGTCATTAGAGTAAAGAACTCCATTACGTTTCCTTTCAAATAGATAGTAGTTGCACTTATGCAGTACTGTCATTTGTTACGTTACGTCACTTTATTTTTAGTTTCATTTTTGTATTGTGACTTGCTGCTGCAAATTCACACACACTCACCCTAGCTAGGCTAGAGTGAGAATGAAGCATAAAAAAAGGGCAGAGGCTATTAACCTCTACCCATTGTTATCAAGAAGCCTTCTTCTTCTTTTTGCTTGGCTCATCATTAGCTGGTTCAGCCATGCCTAGTGCTTCAAGCTGTTGCTGAATGTCAGTCGGTATGTCCGACTCAGCAGCGACAGGAACGTTTGACGCTGGGGCTGAACCATACGGTAGGTAATCTTCTCCGTATGATTGGATGTAAGCTTTGTGTAGTTGAGCTTGCATATCAGTTAGTACTGTATGCTTGTCGGCTGCTGCTTGGCAGTTAGCGATAGAGCCGCGAAGCTTGATGAGTGAGATTTCGTCACCTCGGAAGGTCTGTCGTGCGTATGTCACCTGAGCTTGTTTCGTCTCAAGGTAGGCTTCGCTACCAGATGGCTTAGTGCTGCTGTTCTTTCCTTTGGTAAGCCAGTACAGCTTGTCCATCATGGCTTCCATCATGATCTTCCGTGGGAAAGCCATCTGGTCTTCGTGTGTCCACTTGTCTTCGTATGAATTGTAGATTTCTGTATCTAGTGTAAGATTGATAAGTTCATTGATTAGCTTAGACATTTTGTTCTCCTATATCTGTCTATGTCGTACATACATTCTTCATGTACAAGGATAGGAGAGGCTAGCGAATCTGTTCACTGCAAGGATCGCCAAGACCAGCTTTGCTGGCGGTAGGCTCGTTACGTCATCTTGTATGACGTTACGAACTGCCGTCCTTGTGGTGGGCTGATTCGTAAGCCCAACTGGAAGTTAGTATTGTAAGATTGTGTGTTAGAGATAGATCAATGATCGAGCGAGTGAGGGATCGCTCAGTTACTAGGGCTTACTCAGGCAATCGATGGAGTGGACGAGCTTTGCTAAAGCAAAGTCGGGAGTGTAGACGATTGACCAAGCTAGACATAGAAGCGAGACCTCGCAGAGCGAGATCGTTGTGTCTTCACTCCGTAGGAAGTGTAGAGTGTGAACGACACATGGATAAATAGGGGTCAATCCCCTAATTAGCCATTTGACCCCACGTAACTATACTAGTGACGTAACGTCACGTATTGACAGGTATGTACAAACTAGTGTCCAAATGGGGGGAGAGAGGGAGAGGGGGGCTAGTAAATGAAACAATGGTTTAGAGTATCTCAATCCTTCTATTTGAAAGACGTCATACTCTTAGCTATATGTTAGTATACAACACTTAGCTAAGTGCTGTTTACTACACTAAGAAAGAAGGATTGATATGCTACCTGCTGTTAAGAAACTCACTGATAAACAAATGGCTCTGGTGGATATAATGGTAGCAAAAGGATTACCACCAGCTAAAGCTGCTGTTGAAGCTGGATACGCTGAAGGTAAATCTGGATATGTCTCCGCTTACAAAGCACTGAAGACACCTCATGTGCAACAGTATATGATGCAGCGAATGAATGAAGAGTTTGGAGTTAGTGCTACTGTAGCAGTTGGTACTGTTCGTAGGTTAGCTCAGAACGCTAAGTCTGAGTACGTTCAGCTCGAGGCGAGTAAGGATTTGTTGGATCGTGCTGGGTATAAACC